TTTACTATTAATTGACGTTTTTTATGCAGCACCTCATTAGGTAGCAAATGCATCATAGACACTGAATTATTGAATTTTGGTGTATTAACGAGTTCATCACCAAGAATTCCGTCAACAAACCCTTTTTCAAGTGCAGTCTTGGCATCAAGGAATGTTTCTTCATCCATCATTCTGCTGATTTCATCCTCCGGCAAACCTGTTTTCTGCGAATACAGAAATGCAAGTCCCTTGTCAGTGACAGCCATGTCATCAGCACATTTTCGCTTGCCGTTTCTATCCGAAGAGTCCGTACATGATACATTATGTATCATAATGTTAGATGCCGGCGAAATGAAACATTTACCTGCCATCGCTATAATGCTTGCCGCACTTGCCGCCAATCCTACTACTCTTAACTCAACGTTTCCCGGATATGCTTTAATAGTATCGTGAATATTAACTCCTGCATAGAAATCACCACCGCCAGAGTTAATATTTATGATGACATCTTCACCATTTGCCTCATCTAAAAAATTCTTGACCTTTTGCGGTGAAATGTTATCTATATCATACCAATCATAAATCCACGCATCATCATTTGATACTATAACCCCATCAATATCAAATGTATTCACTTAATCACCCCCTATGTAATCACTTATTCCAATTACCTGCATCCGAAAGCTTTGTCATATTGCCATTACACAAATACTCATCTCCGCCCTGTTCTGCAGGAATTCGGTTCATATCTTCCAATTCCCGTATGTCATTTGCACTATACCAACCGTTCTGACGTCCGATTGCGTAACCTTGCATACGACTTTGAAAATCACCACGAAGTAAACCGTCAACATTAAATTTATTAAAAACTGTACCTTTTTCAGGCTTTATTAATAATTTTGAGTTTCCGCTTTGCTCAATTCGTACAAGCCATGGTCTAATTGTGTTTTGTACAAAGTCCAATGACTGTTGCTCTATATTACTGAACGTTGCCTTATCCAAATCTGCCACCATATGTGGTGGCACTCTGAAGATACGGCAAATTTCAGTAAGTTGAAATTTTCTTGTTTCAAGGAACTGTGCTTCCTCCGGAGGAATTGAAATACGTTCATACTTTACGCCTTCTTCAAGAATTGCAGTCCTATGCGAAGAATTTGTACCGCCGTATGTTGATTCCCACGCCTCACGCATTTTATCAGGGTCCTTGATGTGTCCCGGATGTGTCAACACTCCCGAAGGTGTAGCTCCATTTCTAAAGAAACGTGAACCGTATTCTTCAGCAGCGACATCTAAACCTATAGCCTGTTTTGCCATCGCAATAGGTGAATAGCCTACAAGTCCGTCAAATCCCAAACCGGGAATATGCCACACATCATCCGCAGATAAAATAAGCGTTCCTTCGTTATCGGTGGTATACTTGTAATATATTTTTTTATCAGCCGGATTTCTGTCCACATACATTTTGTTTGGCATAAGTGGATATAAGCCAATCACTTCACCTCTGCCATTGCGAATTATTTGCGAATACGCATTTCCCCACAACAACAAATGCGTCATAATTGTTTCCCGAAATGAAAATGATGTCATTTCAGGATTAGGCTCATCATGCAGAAGAAAATACAACGGATGTTTATAATCTCGCACCTTGCCATCTGCAGTATATCGGTATATATGCCACGGTAATGATGCAACGGTTTCAGCAATGATACGAACGCAGGCATACACGCCTGTTGTTTGCATTGCGTTATATCCGGTTATCCTCTTTCCGGTCCATGTCATTCCCCAGTTATACAAAAATGAAAACAAGTTATCCCCTGTATGATTCTGTGGCTTATCCCTTGAACGGAATAGTGATTTAACCTTGTCTGTAATTCCCATCAGTTTCACTCCTTAAATTACTAACAAACCTCTATCATCATAGACACTGCCTGATTCGGTATGCTTTGTGGCACGATCGTATGCCATTATTGCAGCTACCGCCCCGTCTATTTTTTCTGTTGATTTTTCTTTATCCGGTTTTAGGTTTCCTGCAGCATCTGTTTTCACATATACATTTTCAAAATTCCATCTCAAAACAGGATGATTATTGTGAATAATGTTATGATGTAATACTTCACTCAATATCACCTTTGTTGGTGGCGACATATCCTTAAAACCCTGACCGAACGGAACCATTGTAAGTCCCTCATCTTGTAAATTAAGAATAATTTGTGTCGCATTATATCTGTCATATGCAATTTCCTTGATTACATATTTACTTGCTATATCTTTAATTGTTTTTTCAATATAACGATAATCAACTACGTTACCCTCGGTCGCATATATATTTCCCTCTGCGTACCACTTGTCATATGGTACATGGTCCTTGTTTGATCGCTTGTGCATATTATCTTCAGGTATCCAATAATATGCTAAGAATATATATTTTTCGCCATCATTTCTCGGAGGAAACACCAAAACAAATGCGGTAAGGTCCAAAGTCGAAGAAAGGTCAAGTCCTGCATAGCACTCACGTCCGATTAACATATCAGGATCAATCACTTCATCGTTCTTATCCCATTCGTCCATCTGCATCCAACGCACAGATTGCTTAACCCATATATTCAATCGCAGCTGTTTGAATTGATTTTCTTCAACTGGATTGCCTTTTACACTTTGATAGAATTGTCGAACCTTTTCAATATCAACAGTCTGTCCAAGTGACGGATTAGCTTTATACCAATTTGCTTCATCTTCCCAGTCATCTTCTTCGGTCAGTCCATATATCTTACCGTAAAATGTAGGATCGTTACGTCTGCCGCTTGCAACATCAAGAGCCTTTTGGTGTTGTTCAAAACAAATACTATTTCTATCCGTGCCGGCTGTTGTCAATGCGATAGTTAACGGTTGCCGCCTTGCATCACCTGCACCTTTGGTCATTACGTCCCATAAATCACGATTTGGTTGTGCATGCAATTCATCAAATATACACCCTGAAACATTAAATCCGTGTTTATTTTTTACATCAGCAGACAAAACACGGTACACACTGTTTGTCGGTGTGTATATCATTCGTTTTCGTGAAAGAACTAATTTCATTCGTTTTTTCAATGCCGGACACTGGTCTACCATTGCAACCGCAACATCGAAAATAATTGATGCCTGTTCTTTATCAGTAGCACAACCATATACTTCCGCCGCATATTCACCGTCACCACACGTTAATAACAATGCCAATCCTGCACCTATTTCTGACTTACCTTGCTTTTTCGGTACTTCCAAATATGCAGTATTGTATTGTCTGTACCCTGTTTTCGTATTTATAGTGCCGAATACATCACGAATGAACTCTTCTTGCCAATCTATCAAATCAAACGGTAATCCGTACCATTCACCCTTGGTGTGTTTCAAACATTGAATAAAATTAATAGCGTAGTTTGCCTTATCATCATCTACATATAGTCCTCTTTCGTTTTTTCGATAAGCCATTTTATACTACACTCCTTGTCAAAACTCCAAATCCTCAAACGTCATTTTTTGACCATTGCGAATAAGGAAAATGTTTTTGCTATCATGAAATGTTTGTATATATCGCCGTACAATGACATCGCAAAATTTAGGATCAAGTTCCATAAGGTACGCACTTCTGTTTATTTGTTCGCAGGCTATAAGCGTTGAGCCACTTCCACCAAACAAATCAATAACCTTTTCGTTTCGTCTGCACGAATTCTGTATACATCTTGCACACAATCTTATCGGTTTCATTGTTGGATGATCCGGATTGCGTTTTGGTTTATCTTCACGGATTATAGAAGTTGATACATTTTGTTCCGTTTTTAATTTATTTAAAAACTCTATCAGCTCAATTTTTTTCATTTTGCTGAAATCAGTATCTTTCCAATCGTCAATAACCGTACTTTTTGTCCGGTCATCAGTAAAATAATGTGCAGCTCCGTCTTTCCAACCATATAATATCGGTTCATGTTGCCAATGATAATCCTGACGCCCAAGTACAAATGAATTTTTAACCCAAATAATACATTGTTTCATCAGTAAGCCAACACTTTTAACTGCCTTTCTGAAATTCAATCCCTCACTGTCTGCATGGCATATATAAAATGCTCCGCCCGGTTTCAATGAAAATACAATCATTTTGAATGCTGCTATCAGAAATGTTAAAAATTCATTGTCCGACATATTATCATTGATTATTTTTCCGGTATTCGCCGATTCATAATTTACGTTATATGGCGGATCGGTGAAACACATATCCATAACGTTTCCGTCTATCAAAGCAGAAACATCATTTTGCGATGTACTATCTCCACACATCAATCTGTGTTTCCCGATACACCATATATCACCCAATTCCGTAAACGGTATGTTTATGTTTTCATATTCGGTTTCTACATCAAAATCATCACCGGTCAAATCATCAGGATTAACTTCTCCAAACATTTCCCCCAATTCTTCAGGCTCAAAGCCAGTTAAGCATACATCAAAATCACTATTATCAATTTCTTTTAAAAGGTCAGTCAAAAGCGGAATATCCCACTCACCGGTGATTTTGTTTAATGCAATATTTAAAGTTTTTTCTTGCAAGTCGTCTAAATCAACAACAATGCAAGTAATGGATTCATACCCTAAATCCTGCATAACCTTTGCACGCTGATGACCACCTACAATATTTCCACTACGTTTGTTCCATATCACAGGTTCAACATATCCAAAATTCAGAATAGAATTTTTCAGTTTTTCATATTCAGTATCGCCCGGCTTAAGATTTTTCCTTGGGTTATACTTTGATTGTTTCAATTCCGATATAGGAATATCTTTTATTTCACATTTTGATTGTTTCATATCATCTACTCCTATTTTTTCGTTGTTTTCATTGATAGCAATGATTCCATTACATCTGAATTTGGACTGTTTGGTCTGAATTCTACTGTTGCATTTTCCTTAACAACATCATATATTTTGGACCATGCCACATCCGCTTGCCGCAAATATTTCAATCCCATTTCAACATATGGAGATTGCATTGGCTGTCCTGTGGTAGGATGTTTTGCCAACAAATTTTTATCGTTCCATTCCTCACACTCTAACCAACGTTCCTTACATTTTGCATATTCAGCGATATGCGCCGGATTAATATATCCCAAAATGCCAGTTGGTTTCAGCCAATCTACAGTCTGATTAAATATGCGTATCCCATTTTCATTCAAATACGGTGGCGGAGTTAAATCCTGATCGGCATGATTCATTGTTTCATCCAAAACTTGAAGCGAACGCTTTCCGGGATTACCGTCAATAATGTTGTCATACAATGCCTTTTTCGGTCTGCCACCGGTTCCGGGTTTAGGTCCTCGTTTGCCCATAGGTCTTATCCCTCCTATCCCCCTAAAAACTTTCGCGAAATTGTACAAAAAGGGGGGCGGCGGTCTACAAAAAGACCGCCTTTAGAGATTTATACCGCCCCTCCCCATTCAAAAAATATTTTTTTAACAGCCGACTGCCCCACCTGCATATATTGTCTATCGCTGTTCTTTATCCGTCCACCTATCACACCGCCATTACAGTCAGTAGGTTATATTATGTCGTCCAAATCCACCGTCCTCTGTGGCGGTTTTTCTGTCGTGACATTCTTTGCATAATGCTTGCCAATTACTCATATCCCAAAACAAATCTTTATTGCCTTTATGCGGAACGATATGGTCCACAACCGTTGCAGGTCTTAATATTCCATTTTGTTCACACATAACACATAACGGATGTGCAATAAGGAATTGCTTGCTTGCAACTCTCCAAGCTCTGTCATATCCTCGCCTATGTGCCGACAATCTGTCAGTTTTCATATGCAACTTTATATGTTCATCACAATACCTGCCGTGCGTTAAATTTGCACAACCGGGATGTCTGCATGGTTTCTTTGGTTGCATTGGCATACTACATTCACCTCTGTATTCTCCTTTGTTATAATATAAAATCCGCCGCCCGAAAGGAGGAAAGCAACGGCGGATTGGTTCTTAAGGTTTAGCAATCATATTGCTATCCCTCGATTGTTATTGTATCAAACTCAAATTGCCCCCGTGTGTCAACTTTTTTGAAAAGATATAAAAGTTGTCCCATTAGTTGTCCCATAAAAAAAACGGCTTAACTATGCCGTTTCATCCATACTTTTATATACTATAGGACAACTTTTATAAATATATATATAATAAAACTCACATCAATTTTGAATTACATATACTTCAGTTTTCATAATAGATATATTAGTTATAAAACTTGTCCCATTATTTTGGTTTAAAAAAATACAATCTATCCGCTTAGCTATGCGATTTTCAGAATGGCAAATCTATGGGACAACTTTTACAAAAAAAATATGCACCCTGTCTTTCGACTGAGTGCATACTACAACTTCGCATTATTATTTAATATAATTCTCTGCTTCATCTTTGGTAAGAAGATTCGCTTCGACTCCCTCCAATACTTTATTCGGATTTATATCCAACAAATTTTTTATTTCATCATCTGTCGGTTGCTCTAAGGTTACTCTTTCATTTTTTTCTACAGAGTAATGACCATTTTCTTTACGGCACTGATATTGTTGACCGTCTTTGCAATCTTCGAACATAACATATTTAACATCATCAATACTTTCAATTTTGTCCGAAGTCGAACATTCAAGTAATATCATTCGTGTCATCGGTACATGTTTCTTCCGACTACGCAATCCACATTCACGCTGTGCCTTAACCGCAAATTGTTTTAATATCTTTTTTTCAGATTCTTTCATTTTTTATTCTCCATCTATTTTTTTATTTTTCTGTGAATATAAATTACTGCAGCAGTTATCAAGTCAGCTATGCCTATAGCTCCTAATATTTCCGCAGCAAGCAATAGTGTTTCTTTCATTTCCTGAACCTCCTTGACTTTTTTTATTTTCTGTTTTATAATGGAGAATGAGAGGAGGAATTTTTTAAGTTCCTCCGTATTCTCTATTCTCTTATAGGTGCTTAATTATCCAAGCGCTTATAATTGAAATTGCGAGGTCGATTAATCCTTTGACAACCAATTCTTCAAGATTAATCGTCCTCTTTTTTTTGTGCTTTTGCCTTCGTTTTGTTCTCATAATCTTTTCCTCCTTTCATTATCTATTATACATTATATAGTGTCGTTTGTCAAGTATTTTGCGACATTTTTTTATTACTTTTTTAATTTTTTATTGACATTTTAAATTATTAGATGTATAATGTTAATATAAAATGACATAGTAGAAAGGATGATTTATATGCTTACAACCGTAGAAAAAATAAAAGTAATTATGAAACGCAATAATTTTACAATGACCGAATTAGCCAATCAATTAAATTGCTCAAGACAGAATTTATCAAATAAAATGTCACGCAATAATTTTGACGAAAAGGAACTGACAGCCATTGCCGATGTTCTTGGCTGTGAACTTGAAATCAACTTTATAAATCGTGCCACAGGTGAAAAGATTGCATTATAACAAAACGAGGCGGTTATTATTCCGCCTCATTTTAATTCCCCTAAGTTACGTCCCACAGTTATAACAAACCGCCGCACATATCGTTTCATCGTACTTTCCGAAAGCGGTAACATTACATCCCTATATATTCTGCCTTTCCAGTATCGTTGTTTTATGAGTTCCTGCACCTCGGTATCAAAACTATTCATAGCATTGTCAACCGCAGTTAATTTACGTTCAATCTCATTCCTTATTACTTCTGCATTTTCATTATTTATAAGCAGACTGTACTCAGCTTTTAAATTGTTATAGTCTTTTATAACAGAAGTTATACGTTTCCAAACTTCAGGACGTATATATTTAATTTTAGGTATGTATTCTCGCATTATTTATATTACCTTCCATGCGGCGGGTTACTCCCTATCATTTAGCCGGTTTCTTGTTCGGCGGAACAATTTTATTGCTTTTATCCTGAACTAAATCATCTTTTTCCAATGCTTTAATCAAACCTTTGATTACAATCTCTGTTTTTTTGTCGGCATCATCTAAATGCCAATATTTTTCGTATCCAGTTCTAATGATGGCTAATAATATAAAACCAAATATAATGCATATTGTAGCAAACATTCTGTTCAGTGCTGCCGGTATCATCAGAATAAACGCTATCCGACACCACATTTCAGTGTGCTTGTCCCACGATTTAAAAATTATCTTTGCTATATTTCGTTTATGCTTTTTCAACATTATCGTCCTCCTACTTAGTCATTATTAATCCTACTATTTCATAAATAACGTCATCACGATAATTACCTTGCTTGTCTTTTATTGCATCTTTTAAGATATGTTTCTTACCATTGTGCTTTTTGCAGAACTTATCATAACTGCGTTCCGCAGGATTACCTCTAATCATTCTCCACTCAACTCTGTGGTACATCTCAACAATTTCTTCCATCTTATTAAATACGTCTTTGCCAACTATGTAATTACCTTTATCAAAAGACATAAGTCCAAAATTGTACACCTTTGAACAGTAGTAATCTACTCTGTATGATAAATAACCGATTAATTTATTATTATGTATAATCGCATAATCAAATTGACCGTCAGCAGGATTATCTAATATCTCCGGCGACCATTGATAAAGACTTCCCGTTTCCAAAAACATATCTTCCGTGTAAAATTTTCTTTGAAACTCTTTTGAAATTTGCTCCTTATATAGGATTGCAGGAACTAACATAATTACTTCACCCCTTGATTTTCAACTATTATTCCTCTTTATTCTGCTACTTCTGTGTTCCTATTTTCTTTTCTTAAAGAATTATTACATTCTCTAACCGCTTCCATATATGAACCTACTCCGTTGCGATAAAAAGTATATTTTCTTTCGGAATTATCGCCAGTGTTACATCATTTTCGTTTGTATGTTCTTGAAAAACCACAAAACCATCCATGAATTTCACACGATTACATCGACAATCAAAATCCATGCACCTATCATTTACATTCAAAACGGCATAATAATTTTTATTTTTCATCTTTAGTCCTCCGTGTTCTTTGATATTTTATCTTTCTGAGCATTCCCGATTTTGACGTATTGTTTTAGCCTAAATGCCGAAACTTTATTTGTTACAACCGAATACCCCTCATTGTCTATTATTCCCAAATCATAGGCTAAATGTAATGTTCCATAAATCTCACCTTCATGAAAATTAAGACTATTTATATCCATTGCGTTTTTCAACTGTTTTTCAAAAATAATGATACGTTTTTTTAATATGCTTTTTCTCTTAATCCACTTTATCAAATTCATTGTTATTCCTCACTTTCACCATCTTCTAATACATCGGTCCAGTCCGTTTCAATCTGAATATCCATACCGTAATCCAGTTCGGATTTCAGTGTTTCAACACTGACTTCACCTGCAATTACCGCATTGTGAATTCTCATAACTTCTGCTATGAATTTTTGTCCACGTTTCTTTCCGAAGCCGTACTGCATACGCAGTACATACAACGGAATTACGTTTAGGTGATTAATGGCTATTGCACTCGCCATTTTTATAAGTGCATCTCGCTCCTTTTTCAATTCACGTTCAAGCACTTTCCTATTACTTGGTCCTTTGCCCTTTTTCTTCGACTTAGCCATTTTTATCATTCCTATCTGATACTTTTTTCTTAAAAATCGGACTGTATTTAGTATCATTAAACGGCATATTATACAATCCACACCCCATGTGTTTTCCGTGCCAATTCGTATCATCATTTTTCGATACACCATAAGCCTTACATTTGCATGTACATTTGCCGTCTATATTTTTTACCGCAATTAAATTGCAACAGTTACGGCATATAGATCCGAAGTTTTCGCCATATGTTATGTACATTTTTTGAATTTTTGATTTTTTCTTTTTTGCCATTGCTTACTTACCTTTCTAATCTTCCAAAACTGATAATAACTTTTTTTGTTCCTGATTACATTCTGCTCTACTGATATGACCGGATTTGCAGAGTAAATATGCTTTCGTCAGATGAAGAATTACTTCGTGTTCTATTACACTAAAAATCTTTTCAGTAAAATAATCCTTATGGAACTTCTGCATAGCTACCTTGCCACCCTTTTTCAATGCGATTCTTGAGTATTCATTTGCATATTCAAGAATTAGTTGATTTCGATTTTTTTCTTTCATTCAAATCCCTCTTTAGCGCATCTACATATTCATCATTTGTCATTGTATCAAAGCAACCTTTGAACCTTGTAATTCCTTTGGACGCAGTAGTCATAGATTCGTTCATCTGATTAAATGCTTGTACAACACCTTTTATCTCATTAGTTGTAGACTTCATTCTTCTGTTAATAAACTCTGTTCGTCTTTTCATTTGCTTTTTTCGTCTGTACTGTTCCTTAACCATTGCTGCAACAGCACCTATACAAAATCCAAACGCAAATACAAACATCATTATTTCAATCTTCATTTCGTATTCTCCTCTATATTTTTTATAAGCTCCCTTACATCATCAACACTATATGCAACGCACACCTTTGCTCCTGCGGAACGAAGAACATTCAGTGTATGTTCTTGAATTTTTCGTGGTTGCTCCCCAGGACGCTTTACTTCAATGGCTACAAAATAACCTTTAAAGCAACCGATTATATCCGGTATTCCTCGTGGCATATATACACTACCGCCGTGAAAATTTAACCACCACCCACCTATTCCGGTGATACCTTTTTTCAAATTCCCACTCAGGTAATCCATTATATCTGACTGTATATTCCGTTCTTTTCTTGCCATGCGTTTCTTCCTACACTTTCAAAATCATCTGAAAATTCAATGAAGTCGTTAAATAGATGTTGAAGTGACATAAGCCTGATATATTTCAAACTAAACTCATCTTCATTACCATCGGTATCCAACGTTGTTACTTTGTCGGCTCTGGACTTTAAATATTTCACATACATAGTTGAAAATTCTTTGAGCCTGTCCCAAGACAACAAATATTCTATCATTTTATAAAAATCATATTTATTGCTTTGACAACTTGTCGCTATGTGGTTCAATTTACTTATTGACACTGCAGAAAGACCGGTAATATATCCGACATTTGCAGTTTCCGATGTTTTATATTCTGATATTCCGAGCAAATAATCAGCCGAAACATTAAAATATTCTGCAATAGATTTTAATATTATGATATTAGGTACAGTATCACCATTTTTCCATTGTCCTATTGATTGACGAGTTGTATTAATTTGTATTGCAAGTTCAGGCAATGTTAAATTATTTTTATCTATTAATTCTCTTAATCGTTGAGAAAAAATTGAATTATACTCATTTGTTTTAGGTTTTCGTCCTCTATGTTTTTTTCTTTCTATGGACATTATAAGCACCTCTTTTATTCTATTTATACGATTGTTATAAATGCAAATCATTCGCATTTGAAATATTTATTTACAACAAAGTCAGTTGCTGATTTTTATGTGATTTTTCCTGCAGGTTCATCCATTGCACATATAATTGTTTCTTATAATATTCGCAATCGGAAACATCGCCGCTCCGAGCAGACTTTAAAATAATATTTTCTGCTTTTTCTATTTCAGAATTAGCCTTTTTATTATTTTTTAAGTACCACTGAATATCATCATCACAAAATTTTTCACGCAATGAATTGATATACTTTTTCAGTCTATCCTCATCAATATGTAGTCGATGTCGTTCTTCATCAATTCGCTGCAACAGTTCATTGTACTCATCTTCCAATGCTCCGAGTTTTGCCTTTGGTAGTTGTAATGCTCTACGTTTTTTGTCAAGCAATCGTTTTAATCTTTCATTATTCATAATCACTTGCCCCCTTTTTAAAACGGTAAATCATCATCTGTATCTATTGGAACAAATTCATCATCTAAGTTTTGATTTATATTCATTGCCTTTTCAAAGTCAAATTCAATAAATCTGCTACGTTTTGTATCCATATATTCCAAAACTGTATAACCGCCATTCTTTTCATCTTTGGATATAATGCCTTTTTCATACAAAAATCTAAGTGTTTTAGTTTTTGTATAACCTACACGTTTCAATGCCTCACTTAAAACACTCGGAATAATGTAGTATTTGCCCATCTTCTCAAAACCGTATTTTGCACCTTTGGCGTATTCCGTGAACTGCTCCTTATTCGACAGTATCCAGTCAATTATATATTGTAGTGCATTTTCATTCACGTCACGTTCTCTGTCGGTAGGTTGTGCCATTAATATTTCAATCCCCATTTTTTTCGCTTTGGTAATTGCCGCACATTGTTCTTCGCCATATATCCACATTGAAACCAGTACATCTGCAGTTGCTACCGTGCTGACTGCATCAATGTGCGATATACTTCGTGTATCTGCCACTTTACTTCGAAAATATTCTTGTAGATTGCTATGTATATCCGGTACTATTTTTTTCTCTAAATTGTTAATAAGATTTTGTACAAATACCGGACCGGCATGTCCGTGACACTGTGCCGTGAATGGATACATATTGCTTGCTTCGATTTTGTTATCGAATGGACCACCATAAATCTCAAGCACTCTTGTTGAAACACCGGTCTGTGAAGAACTTCCGGCAAGCTCAACCTCACCTGTGGCTATAACAATAGTTCTCCATTGCTTGATTTTTTGTAATCCACCGCCTTTAGTACCTCTTACCTTTGACGCACCTTCAGATAACATATAAACTGTTTGTTCTACGCTATCCTGCTTATCACCGGCAAGCTGACGCTCATTCAAACCTAACGGTAAATCTTTGTAAAATGCGGCGGTATATTCTAATCCTACTCTTGTAGCATTAAATGAAACTTTCAAATTGTCAGGATCACCCCATACAGATAATGCGGCATGCAATGCGGCAGTTTTGCCACCTTCACTTCCGCCCCAGTTATAAATGAAGAATATACGTTGATTAAGCAACTTCAACAGCACCGGAGCAAATGCAGCAGATAGAATAAATCTGAATTTGTTACGTTCTCTGTGCGGTTGCATTACTCTTTTCCATTCTTCAAAATCACCCTGTTTATCATAGGCAGCCAGTCTGCTTTCCATATTTCGTTCAACATCAAGCACTATCTCGCCATTATTACACGGTAAGAAATGTTCATCATCTGCCCACCCAAGTTGTGATACACTATGAACTTCTTTGATTAAATCTATGTTATCCGATTCCAAAGCCTCAAGGAATGCTACAACTTGTTTTGCATTTTCGGAAGTTACCATTGCACCTATCTCAGCCAATGTAACGATACTTCGTGACTGATATATCGTAGTTGCCGGATATATACCTTTTCGCCAACGTCCGTATTTTTTGAATGCAATCTGTATTTTTTCTTCATCGGTATCCATATTGTGAATTCTGTTCGTTATAATTATCGGTGTACGACTTACTCTCTGATAGCTTTCGGTCTGTTTGTTGAATTTGAATATACCGTCTTCAGACAAATGCCACCCTTCAGGAACTCTTAGTTTTACCGGCATTCCTTTTACACTTTCGGGAATTTCTTCGGACATTGCTTGTATATCAATTTGCTTAGATTTAGCAATAGCTTTTTTTATCATATCAACAGCATCTGTTCCGTATTTGATATATAATTCTGACGGATCTTTCACACCGTAATCATTGAGATTAAATGTATATACCTTGCCGTGATATTTACCGGCATATAGTTTCTTTGCCATCTGCTGCAGAAATGTTTGTCCGCCTTGATCCGGCTCAATATGTAAATATATTTTAGGAATATTAACAATATCCGCAACCCATTCAGCTTTAAAATTTGACGCTCCCGGTACACCGCAAGTAGTGAAGTCCATCATCCACATACTTTGCGTATCTGATTCACCTTCGACAAATATCAAATACTTTTCTTTTTCGTGCAGTCGCCACAATCCGTATAGGCACAACTTTGAACCTTGTCCCCATTTGAAATATGGTTTTTTACTCGGATTATATCGTTTACGAACTGCCACGTTATTACCGCTTTTATCTTTATAAGGTATTTTAATATGCTTGCCGGCTTTGTCTTTTCCCTCGCTGATTCCAATTTCAGATTTTAACCATTCTGAATTAAGACATTTTTCACTGGCATACATATCTATGTTATATTCCAAATCTGCAGGTTGAATATTTCCGCCGGCTAATTCAAGTAATTCACTATATGCTTCGCTTTGTGTAATTCCTTTTATTTTTGATAAAAATACTGTCGCATTGCCACTTTCGCCACACCCTTCACATTTAAACAATCCGTTTTTGGTGTTAAACCAAAATGATGGATGTTTTTCTTCATGAAACGGACAGCATGCGTGCATTTTATTTGAACCGCAAGGTTTAGGATTATTCAGATACCCTGAATAGAACCCTACCCAATTTATTCTGTTATCTAAATTTTCCATGCGTACCACCTTGTCTGATTATTATTGGAGCGGTAGCATGTGCCACCGCTCTTATTGTTTTTATTACGCATCGCTGCCGACATCTTCAAAATTCGGTATTTCACCATTTTCAATATCTACATCTTCAAATTCATCATCATTATTCTGATTATTTTTTGATGTTTGATTGCTCGGCATATCATAGTCATCATCATCTATTGCCATACTTGAAACATTTGTTTTCATGCTATTGTAGTACGCTGTAAGTTCGGGTTTCATTTCGTCAGGAACTCTGCCGACTTTGGTAAACTGCGCAGTCGAATATGTAATTCCGTCTTTGCTCTGTGCTTTCTTTAATGAAATTTTCGTAATTACAAAATGTGTTCTTAGTCCTTTTGTTACGATTTGTCTTCCGACATAATCTTCATAGGCTCTTAGTGATGTAGGTGGTAGAGTAAGAACAATAGGTAATGTGCAACCTGTTCGAATTATGTATAATCTTCTCATATTCTTACAAGCCTTGCCGACTCCGTTCGGATCTGACTTAAACTCATTAAAAGGGCAATCCACGCATTTATGTATTTCACCTGTTTCAAATTCTACACCGACTTTACCATCATTTGATGAGCAATCCGGCGAAGTATTATCGCCTGAATATGCATCTTTCCAGTATGCATTGATTTTTTGTGCATACACAATAATGCCTTCGATTTCTTTTTCAATATCAGGATTGTCAGGATCATCGCTCGGAACTTCAAATGCCGTAGTTCCACCTGATGGAATTTTCACTCTATCATATGGAATTTTTGCATCTTCGCCCAATTCTTCAATTAATGCCTCCATAATGTCTGTATTAGTCGACAATTCAAAATTATCTATTACTGCAAGTTCATTTTTTGCCATTTTTTATTCCTCCGTATTTTCTGTATCTTCATATTCTATTTTTTCTTCATCTGATTCCTCTGTACCGTATGCCTCATTCGGCAATGTTTCCATAAGGAATACTTCGTCCATGATACGCTTTGCTAATGCAGCCAATGTGATAGCCTCTTTTGCTACTTCCTGCGAATACACCAACATATCTCTCATAAACACTTCCGATGATGAAGTATCATCATTTGCCAACATTGTAAGATATGTTTTCATAGTTCCGTTTACACGCTTAACGTCTTGCTCCATTCTTGCGAAAACCTCCGCCGCATATCCATAGCCCTCATGTTTATTATTGATTTTTTCAAAATGATTTTCATAATTGTACTGCGATGTTCTTTCGCATTCTTTTTTTACGGTTTCTTCAATTTCTGTTCCCAAAATATCCGGGAACAATGATACTTGATTATCCATTTGATATGTTCCTTTCCTTAAAATTTAGTACCTGCCTTAGACTTTCCGGTTGCTTTTCGTACCATTACACTTGATTTACTGAATACTGTTACAATGTCAGCGAATTCTTCCGGTAACTCCTCACCGTTTTCCTCATAGATATTTTTCATTATGCTGTTTAACTTTGGAGCCGGAATTGTTTCGGTTATGATTTCATCTCTGTCTATCCCGTGCATTTTTAATGCATCTATAAGTTGCTCTCTGAATTCAACTTTTGATGAAAACATATCCTTATATTGAAGAATGAATTTATATCCATTAAGGCTGAAATTATCATTACCTTCTTCAAGCATAATGCTCGCCAATTCATTTTCCGTTTGTTCGATAGCGGCATTATTATCTTTGGTCTGTTGTTTTAAACTTTCTTTTTGACTACGAAGTTCCATCAGTTTCGTAGCCAAGTCATTCATTACTGACATAGTTTCTTATCCTCCTTGCTTTCCATAAATACAAGTCTTACTTTATTGCTTGTTTTGGATTCTAAAACTTCAACCAATTCAAGATTTATGTAAGTACCATCTTCCGTTTCAATGCGCCCTGTTACAATGGCATCATCACTACAACTATAAAAATAGTGTCTTAATTCCTCTGCATTCATTTTTCTTCTCCTTATTGACATCATCTCTTGGTCGTGTTACAATCAACTTGAATATCTTGTAGTCGCAATACTTGATATTCTCTCATTTGTGTTGCAGCAGATGAAGAATTTACTTCAACCTACGAACGTAAATTCTTCGTCTGCTGCTCTTTTTATTATCCGATGAAATAAATTTGAATGAATAGTACGACATCACTCCGAATAATATGCCTATCGGAATAGCCAATATCGTATGTCCCATTTCAAACATTCTAATATTTACTGCTATGGCAGTAAAAGCTGATACTGCTTTCTCCATCGTCTTTCACCTCCTTTCCGTGTTATTCAAAATACATCTTCCAATTATCAACTATTGATTTTGCAAGATCCTCTTTTTTGTGCAATGCTTTTAAGATTTGTGTATCAACCGTTTTCGGGCATACAAGGTGTATATATGTACAGTTATTTTTCTGACCGATTCTATGTATTCGTGCCAGAGATTGTTCATAGGCTGCATAGTTATAATTCAAACTATAATAAACCGCCGTATCTGCTGCAGTAAGAGTTATTCCTAACCCTGCCGTATCAATCTGTGCTACAAATACTCTAACATCATCTTCCTGTTGAAATTGTCTTACTTGCTCGCCACGGTCCTCAAGCTTGACTGCGCCCCATATTTTTGAGTACCGCATAGATTTTGAACCGCCTTTGCCGTCAGGTATTTTCTTTTTGTCAAGCATTTCACATATTGCATGTATTTCAGGAATAAATCTTGCAAAAATAACAAGTTTCTTTCCACCGTCTACTACATAGTCATCTACTATATCTTCCAATGCCTTTAGCTTGCCTGTTCCAATCTGTTTAGGTTTGACATCATCATCAAGTTGTATAAATCCACCTGTAATCTGCTGCAATCTCAACAGTTTTGTTGTTATCATAGCCGCCGATATTGTTCCACCATCAATCTCCGCAAAACATTCTTTTTTGATTTCGTTATAGATTTTTCGTTCTTTAGCCGTCAATTCAATCTCTCTGTTTTCAAATGTCTGTTCAGGTAAGTCAAGTGCTTCGTCTTTGGTAACTCTGTAAGCTATGCTATGTGCTTTTTCAGTTAATAAATCAACATCTCTTACACCAACTACTTGCTTACCGTTAAAACCACCTAAGACACCATATCTCGCTCGGAAACTATAAAAATTATCTCCGAAAACCGTTTTATCAAGAAATCTATATTGACTCCAAACGTCCATTGCACTGTTTTGTATCGGAGTTCCGGACAATATCAATTTATATCGTGCAATATCACCCAAAGCGTGCATTGCCTTGCTTTGCTGTGCAGAATTTGATTTAATTCGTTGTGATTCATCACATATAATCATATCCGGATTCCATTTTTTAATGGTGTCAAAAATCTGTTCTCGCCATACTGATTCATAATTGATGACCGCTACATATAACATAGGTTTCGACATATGTTGTTCTGAGAGCTGCAGACGTTTAAGTATTTCAATCTTTTTGCTTGCTGTCCCCTGCATTGTACCTACCATATACGGAAAATCCGCAAAATTATCAAATTCTTTACTCCACACCGGTACTACTGACGCAGGAGCAACAACCAACAGTTTCTTAACCTTGCCTTTTAGGAATGCCGCTCCGGTTATTGCTATCGCAGTAAGCGTTTTTCCGCATCCCATTTCATATAGCAGTCCAAAGCCGTGATTAGTCATCAGTAACCTCACTTTCAATAATATGAGTAGCGATAAGGTCTGCAGCATGAATTAATGCAATCTCAGGACACTTTTTCATAGCACTTTGTAAGGGTAGTTTACTTTCATCAAAGCCGCCCATATGCCAACGTATCATATAAACTTCCTGCTCAGTCATTTGCAATCCTAAACGTTGTAATATAAATATTGATTTTTCACCGTGTCCCAGTGGCTCATCTTCGTTAAACTCATATGTTTTGTACTGTTCCCACTTGTTATTTTTATCTTTTCTCCAACGGTCAACGACTTTATATGTATTTGCCTTGCATATATCGTGAAGAAGTGCTATAATAGCCACTGTATCTTTTAACAAGTGCTTGTCCGTTAGTTCCGTTTCATTTAATACCTTTAATGCATTGTATGTATTTATAGAATGTTCCAACAAACCGCCTTCATAGCTACCGTGAAATCTTGTACTTGCCGGAGCAGTAAAGAAATCAGTAGCATGTTCAAGCCAATTCAAAACCGCCTCAATTCCGGTACGCTTTGTAGCCATCAGAAGTTTCTTAAAATTTTCTGTATTATCTTTATTCATATTATTTTTTACCCCTTATTCGATTATTGATTTTATTTAATTCAAGATCTGCATCAATGAATTTAACTTTCATATTTTGTTCAAGTGCAAGCGATATTTCATTCATCATGCCCGATGAAACATAAGTACCGAACACCCACATTTCATCACAAAACAATAACAGGTCTTTTGAAAACTCAAGTCCTAATTGACGTTCTTCAAGTTTATTGTCATCTAAAAATTTTGTGAAATATATATGCGGAGCAATCGGCAAATACTGTTTATCGTAATCTACTACCGCTCTACAATGTTCTGTCGCTCTTTTTATATTTGTACTAATATCACCGGTAAAACGATTTGATTTTAGCGGTGAGCAAACATATATTAATTTTTTTGCCATTGTCATTCCTCCAATAATTCCATTGCTATTAATGCCATATTTGCACCTCTAAGTTGATGTTTGAAAAGGTTTACCTTTACCGGATACTTTGCAAGAGGTATAGGATTTTCATTCAATCTTTCTGCATCAATCTTATTCTGCTTTTTCTGCAGTCGTTGTCGCTCTGCTTCTATTTTCGGTGTTAATTTAATAAAACGTTGTATACGATTAAGAATATCAAGAGTTGCAGGAACTACCCAAGCCTTTATTTTCTTATCAAACTTTGCATTCGGCAGACTTTTCACTATCGGATATTCTTCCTTTGTGTTTTGGATATACACATTTCCGTTTGCTATTGCCAACTTCATATCTGTGCCTCCTTAAGCATATTTGTAGCTGTTGGTATGCTCTGTTGCACGCCACTTCTCATAACCTTTGATGTCTACATACCATTTGTGACCTTGCTTGTACGCTGGGAAGTTTTTAGTATGTATCCACCGAAGCACTGTATTTTCGGGAATGCCGTACATCTCTCGAAACGTTTTTAAATCGACCTGCTTTACTTCTGTCATTTTTTTCACCCCTTTCTATATAGCAGCTTGTCAGTTATCGTTTAAGCAACATTTTCTGTAGAAAAAATTTCGTCTTTAAGCTGATATTCTGCCTTAATTATTTGTATCTCAGATAATAAGAAATCTGATTGTCCGTTAATTTTGTACATTACACTTGTTGCTGTAATACCCAACAGATCACCTAACACGGTATATGTTACGTTATTGTCCTTTAACCATACCTTAAACTTATTATATGGTTTATGTATCGTTCTTTTCTTTTTCAAAATCTCACCTCCTTGTTGCTTTTGCGATAACACAACTATAGCACACTGTTGTTGCTTTGTCAACAACTTTTTTTATTTTTTTTAAATATTTTTTTGTTTACTATTGATTTTTTGTATGACATATGATATTATTTTGTTGCGGAGGTGATAATAACATGTTTGGCGAAAAGTTAAGAAATTTACGAAAAAGCAACGGATATTCAATGGATAAGCTTGCTGAACTATATAATAAAAAATTTGATGGTAAATTAAATAAAAGTACGATTAGTCGTTATGAAAATGGATTACAAGACCCTATTTTCACTGCAGTAAAGAATTTTGCTGAGCTATTTAATGTTACTACGGATTATTTAACATCATCTTCAGATTCTAAATTGCCTGAAGGAGCAGTCCCATACAATCCTGTAATGCACAGAATACCAATACTCGGCTATATATCTGCCGGATTGCCGTTATATGCTGATGAACATATAGAGGGTTACACTTACACCGAACGTAATGGTGGTGCCGAATATTTTGCGTTAAGAGTAAAAGGCGATAGTATGAATGCTTCTCGAATTAACGACGGTGACATTCTTATTGTCCGTGTACAACCTATTGTCGAAAATGGCGAAATAGCAGTTGTTCGTGTCAATGAGGATAATGCCACAGTTAAACGTTTTAAGCGTGAGGGTGATATTGTACAACTTATTCCTCAATCATACAATCCAGAACATCAAATACAAATATATGATTTAAAAAAAGATAAGATTGATGTTGTTGGTAAAGTTATTGAATGTAAGGTTGAATTTTAGTAAATTATAAATAAAAAAACACCTATAGATACAGCGAATATCCATAGGTGTTAAAATAGTTGTGTATGTGACCACATACTTCCAATTAGAATTATATAACTTTTGACAGGATATGTCAAGAACTAAGGAGGAAACAACTATGAAAAAAACACTTATCATTGCAGGTCTGTTAACTGTTCTATTGGCAGGTTGCTCAACTGCTCCAAGTACCGATACGTCCAGCACAACTTCCACACAGACCGAAACTACTCAAACTGAAACTGCTTCTGATACTGCACCGGTTGCTAATACCAAGCAAGAAGACAATAATGTTCCAACAGAATACAAGTCTGCACTTAGATCAGCAAAGAATTATAGCGATATGATGCATATGTCAAAACAGGGTATCTATGACCAACTTACATCAGAGTACGGCGATAAATTCACTGCTGAGGCTGCACAATATGCGGTTGATAATCTTGATGTTGATTATAAGGAAAATGCCCTTAAATCTGCTGAAACATATCAAGAAACAATGGCAATGTCGCCGGCTGCAATCAAAGATCAATTAACATCTGAATACGGCGAAAAATTCACAGAAGAAGAAGCTCAATATGCGATTGACAATTTGAAATAATTTCTTCTATATGTCACGCTCCTCAAGGAGCGTGTGAGTTAAATTATACGAATGGAGGAATTTATATGAAAAGAAAATTTATAACGGGTTTCATCTGTGGAGCAGTAGCCTTTGGAACTGTCGGAGTGTTTGCAGGACAGTTTATTGCAACTGAAAATACATTTCCAATTCAATTAAACGGCGAAAACATTTCTATGGATGGTTATAATATTGAAGGTAACACATATTTTAAACTTCGTGATATTTCTGATATTGTAGGTGGTTTTGATGTAGGATTTAATAATAGTACAATTCAACTTTCAACAATAAATACAACGCCTACACCTACCATTGAACCGACAACAGTGCCTGTTCCGACAGTAGCTCCGTTAACAGAAAAAGAAGAAACTATGGCAACACAACCACTATCCGAAGTAATATACGGTCATTGGCAACATAATTCAGATACAACAGGTAGTTATTATACCCTATCATTTTCCGATTCGATAGTTTCAAAAGATATAGGAACTAAAAAGTATTTTGGAAAATATGAAGTAAACAATGATAAAGTAAATGTTACATTGTATGAAGATATTAAAAGAACAACCATTGCTGAACAATACACATTGACCTATAAAAACGGACGTTTGTACTTCAGCAATTCAGACGAATATTTAAGAAAAATGGATTAATAAAAAAAAATTCCTCCGACTGTTGGCGCAGCCGAAGGAATAAAGAATAAAGTGCATTTATACACAATATCCCGACAAGTAATATTGTATCATAAATGCACTCTGTTTTCAATGCAAAAATCAAAGAAAAGGAGTGTTATTTTTATGGCTAAATATAAAAAAAGACCTGATGGACGGTATGCGACAAGTACGATTGTCGGCTACACTGACGATGGAAAACCAAAACGTAAAACATTATACGGTCGCACAATTATGGAGCTTGACAAAAAAGTAGCTGAGTTTAAAAGTTTGCAAAACAAAGGTATCATAATAAATGACGATGGAATGACCGTAGAGCAGTGGGGCAAGAAGTGGTTAGAGCTTTACAAAGCTGACAAGGCATACAACACTTATTTAATGTACCAAAACGCACTAAATACGCATATTATCCCCAACTTAGGCAATATTCGTTTAAATGCGTTGAAATCACATCACATACAGGAATTATTAAACAGTATTATTCGTGACGGACATCATCGTACTGCGGAAATAGTTAAAATCACAATAAAACAGATTATTCAACAAGCTATAATTAACGAGTACATTTATAAGGATATTTCTTTAGGCTTAACCTTGCCTAACAAAAAGAAACCTAAAAAGCGAGCCCTAACCGATGCTGAAAAAAAGTTGATATTTAAAGCGGATTTTAATTCTATGGAACGTGTATTTATTGACTTGCTATATTATACGGGTATCCGCAAAGGCGAAGCACTTTCTTTAACAGTCAGCGATATTGATTTTATTAACAAAAAAATATCGATTTCAAAAAATCTTGTTATGCAGTATAGAAGTAGCACAATAAAGCCTTCTCCAAAGACTCAAGCCGGTAACAGAGAAATACCTATACCCGATAAATTATTGCAATCATTGATGAATTATATACATAGTATAAATAGCATATACCTTTTCACAACAGAGGACGGCAATCTGCTTACACTTTCAGAATTTAGAAAAATATGGCGTGATGTGATATATAAATTAAATCTTGCCGCAGGCGGTACAATTCCGAAGCAAGGCAAAAGAAAAAAAGAAGATGTCGGCAAAAGACCAATCTGGCTAATAGCTAACGATATAACTCCGCATATGTTCCGACACACATATGCTACTAACTTATACTATGCCGGCATAGACGTAAAAACTGCTCAACGTCTGCTCGGTCATTCAAGCATACAGATAACGTTGGATATATATACCCACCTCGACAATCAGCAAATTTCTGCATCTATCAATAAAATAAACGACTTCTTCAATGCTCAAAATAATCTCTCTGATAGTCAAAATATAGTCAATCTCTGAAAATCAGTATAAATTCAAGCCTTAAAAAAACCGCTTAAACGTAGTGTTTAAGCGGTTTTTGAGTTCTTGCAACTAATATGTTACTACATAATGTATATGATTTTCTGTCAATCCAAATTAGAGTTTCTTAACACCAAGTGTTACCTTTTCACCGTTGATGTTCCATTCTTTTGTATTACCGTCGGCAGAATTTGTATCAACTTCATCTGCAAGAGTTTCGTCTTTGATAGTGCTTTCATTATCAGTGATAATCTTAGCAATCTTATCATTACCCTCACAGCTTACTTTGATGTGGTCCATAACCTCAAAATCAGAATCTTTTCTCATTGTCTGAATTTTTGAAATCACTTCACGAACAAATCCTTCTTCGATAAGTTCTTCAGAAAGGTTTGTATCAAGCACAACAGTAATACCGTAATCGCTGTTTGATTCAAAGCCTTCCTTATGAGCCGATTCAATAAGCAAATCTTCTTCTGCAAGCGATTCTTCGTTTCCGTCAACAGTAATCTTTAGTGAGCCTGTTTCCTTAAGTTCAGCCATAGCCTTGCTACCGTCAATATTAGCAAGGATTTCTCTTACTGCGTTGATATTCTTACCGAAACGTCTGCCAAGCGTCTTTAACTGCGGCTTAAAGCTATATGCAGTAAATGCGGCAACGTCATCTGTAAATTCAACCTTTTTAACGTTAAGTTCGTCCTCAATAATGTCAATATAGAAATCACTAAGTGCCTCCGGTGCTTTAACGTACATCATACCGATTGGCTGACGGTTCTTAATATTTGCAGTATTACGGCACGCACGACCAAGCACAACTATATCAAGAACTTCTTCCATATCATTTTCAAGTTCTTTATCAATAAGTTTTTCGTCATATTCAGGGAAGTCGCACAAGTGAATACTTTCAGGAGCGGACTTATCAATATTTCTTACAAGATTTTGATAAATATCCTCTGTCATAAACGGAATCATCGGTGCAGCCGCCTTACAAAGCGTTACAAGTGCGGTATAAAGAGTCATGTACGCGTTAATCTTATCCTGAGTCATTTCCTTAACCCAGAAACGTGCTCTCGAACGTCTTACATACCAGTTTGAAAGCTCGTCAACAAAGTTATCAAGCACTCTTGCCGTTTCTGTAATCTTGTAATTTGCAAGGTTATCGTCAACTGTCTTAACAAGTGTATTAAGCTTTGACAAAAGCCACTTATCCATTACCGAAAGTTTATCGTATTCAAGAGTATACTTTGTTGCATCAAACTCGTCAATATTCGCGTACAATACGAAGAACGCATATGTGTTCCAAAGTGTACCCATAAACTTACGTTGTCCTTCCGAAACCGCACCGTCATGGAAGCGATTCGGTAGCCATGGAGCACTGTTTGAATAGAAGTACCAGCGAATTGCGTCCGCGCCGTGCTTTTCAAGTGCGTCAAACGGATCAACCGCATTGCCCTTAGACTTAGACATCTTCTGACCGTTTTCATCCTGAACGTGTCCCAAAACGATTACATTCTTGTACGGTGCTTTATTGAATAGCAAAGTCGATTCCGCAAGAAGTGAATAGAACCAACCTCTTGTCTGGTCAACCGCCTCACTGATAAAGTCAGCAGGGAAGTTTTCTTCAAATATATCCTTATTTTCAAACGGATAGTGCCACTGTGCAAAAGGCATTGCACCCGAGTCAAACCAACAGTCGATAACTTCAGGAACTCTGTGCATTTCCTTACCGCATTCAGGACACTTAATAGTTACAGCGTCAATAAACGGTCTGTGAAGTTCGATTTCATCAGGACAGTTATCAGACATTGACTTAAGTTCTTCGATAGAACCGATTGCGTGTCTGTGACCGCATTCACATTCCCAAATATTAAGCGGAGTACCCCAATAACGGTTACGGCTTATACCCCAATCCTGTACGTTTTCAAGCCAAGCACCGAAACGTCCTTCACCGATTGTCTTAGGAATCCAATTAACTGTATTGTTATTTTTAATAAGGTCGTCCTTAACGTCTGTCATCTTGATAAACCAGGTATCACGCGCATAGTAGATAAGCGGTGTATCACATCTCCAACAGAACGGATAGCTGTGTTCAAACTTAGGTGCATTGAACAGCTGACCTCTTTCTTCAAGATTTACAAGAATTTCTTTATCAACATCTTTACAGAATGTACCTGCCCAAGGTGTTTCCTTAGTCATTTCACCCTTACCGTCAACAAGCTGTACGAAAGGCAAGTCGTACTTTCTGCCGACATTCGCGTCGTCCTCACCGAATGCAGGAGCGATATGAACGATACCTGTACCGTCTGTAAGAGTTACATAACTGTCGCAAGTTACATAATAAGCCTTTTTATCAGGTGTTACGAAATTGAACAACGGCTCATATTCCTTGTATTCAAGGTCAGTACCGACATACTTTTCAACCACTTCATATTCTGTATCAGGGAAGTTTGCCTCAACAAGTGCCTCTGCCAAAATAAACTTCTCGTCACCTACTTTAATTTTTACATATGTTTCAACAGGGTTTACACAAAGTGCAACGTTTGACGGAAGTGTCCAAGGAGTTGTTGTCCAAGCAAGGAAGTATGTGTTTTCCTCACCCTTTACGATAAACTTAGCAGTAGCACTGCGTTCTTTAACGTCCTTGTATCCCTGTGCAACTTCGTGTGAAGAAAGCGGAGTACCGCAACGCGGGCAATACGGAACGATTTTGTGACCTTTATACAAAAGTCCCTTTTCCCAAATTTGCTTTAATGCCCACCATTCAGACTCGATAAAGTTGTTGTCGTAAGTTACATAAGGGTCGTCCATATCAGCCCAAAAGCCGACTGTACCGGAGAAATCTTCCCACATACCCTTGTACTTCCATACACTTTCCTTACATTGCTTGATGAACGGTTCAAGACCGTATTCTTCGATTTGTTCCTTGCCGTCAAGACCAAGTTTCTTTTCAACTTCAAGTTCAACCGGAAGTCCGTGAGTATCCCAACCGGCTTTACGAAGTACCTTGTAGCCTTTCATTGTACGGTAACGCGGAATCATATCCTTGATAACACGCGTTAAAACGTGACCGATATGCGGTTTACCGTTTGCAGTCGGAGGGCCGTCATAGAAAGTATAAACCTCTCCTTCTTTTCTTTCATCAATACTCTTTTGGAAAATGTGATTTTCTTCCCAAAATTTTTCGGTTTTCTTTTCTCTTTCAACAAAATTCAGATTTGGTGAAACCTTGTCGTACATTATATTCATTCCTTTCAAATAAAAAAGCTTTCGTCCTGCATAACAAGACGAAAGCCAAATGCTTCGTTATACCACTCGTCATACTAACATATGCGTTTCCTTTTACGGAGAAAACCCGTCACAGTCTACTCGGCAAAGCCTTTCGGTGTGAAACTCGGAAGTGATATTCAGCCATATTTACTCACCGCCATGCTCTCACCGTCCATAGCTCGCTCTGTGTTTTCAATATGACATACTGTCTT